CTTCGGAGGACAAGGGCTAGGGGGTGAAGCCTAAGAAGCCCCCTCGCGTCGAGGTCCGTTGGTTGGGCGTCCCCAGACCCGCAGGCGCCCCCAGGCCGCGGTTCACATGGACCGTTTCCTCGCGCGCGTATCCGAAGATGGCGAAGAAGCTCTCAGACAGAAGGCGTAATGTGGGCGTTCTGGTGACACCGCAGGTGAGATCAACAGACGCCTCCTATCTGCACTTTGCTCGTGAGCTTGCGGACACGTTGGACTTCGAGTTCCCGACCTCCGCCACCAGAGATGGCTTCTATCGCTCCCCCGCAGTTCCCGGGAATTTCCAGGGGCTGCGGACGGTGTCTGGGATCTGGATGGACCCCGCCGGCTCCCCTCCCCTCAATCGCGAGACGAAGGCTACAGCCTTCGCGTCTCGCGCGCACGAGGAGCTATTCACCGCCCTCGTTCGAACGCTCACACGGAGGTGGGTGCCCAAGCCCTACCACATCTCCAGAATTTCCTCATCCGGGGTACCTCATTTCACCCCAGACGTGGATGTCAAGCTGATCCACTACGATCGCTTCTGGGCCGCGCTTCCCCTACTTGGGGAGTGCCTTAGACGTGGAGATGGGTCTCCGGCCTTTGACAAGTATGAGATTGCCTTCTGCTATCATGTAGGTAGGAGAGCCCAAGTCGACAAGATCTGGAAAGAGAAGGGCACCTATGTAACTAAAACGCGCCCGGTCACTGACTGGCTCGGGAACGCGGTCGAGGCCGCCAAGTACATCCAAGTTGCGGGCTTGGACGCGTTCGCCGCCCGAACTCGGTTGGTGTACGCGGGTTCGGGATCGATGAACTACGCAATAGGGGCGACGTTCGCTGGACTAAAGAACTATATGCGCAGTCGCTACGCCTATACGCTCGAGCACCGGACAAAGTCGTCCATGCTCGGCAAAGCGGACGGCAGGCGCGGCGCTTTTTCACTGGACGTAAAGAACTTTGACCAGAAGATCCCCGCGTTCATCCTTCGACGGACGTTCGAGCTCTGTGAGGTCCTCTCCACCCTTATCAGAGACCTAGCCATCCTTGGACTTCGCGCCCCAGTCCTTATTCCTTCCGACTACGAAGGGGGCAGCGGCGCTCTCTGGAGCGGGGACCCCATGAACTGGTCCGCATTCAACGGGGACCCCGGTAACCCGTCGGGCTTCGGCCCCAACTTCCTGCTAAACTATGTTCCCGGCATCTTTCTCGTGGTGAT